GACCTCGGACGGAGGCTGAGACAGCGACGGGCACGAGCTGGACCCCTATAGGCTTTAGCGTTGTGGTGGTGAAGCTCTCATGCTGTCCAACAGCTCCTGAGGAGATAAAGGTGGCATCATCAGTAATCGCCTCGCCGATGTCCTCAAAGGCCCCGGCCATCGCTGTATCCTCCCCCTGCCCGCTTACCACGTTAGTCCCCACACGCAGCCCTATGGTCGAGGTGTCAGCCACTACTACCTCAGAAACAGCGATGTTACTGTTGCCTCTGGCGATCTCGATGGTCTCGAACGCAAGCCCATTCAGGGCTGTCGTCGGGACTGTATCCTGGAGAAGGCCGTTGAGGTAGAAAGAAACCTCCGTGTCCGTCAGGTGAATGTCCAGGATGGCGGAGTTGCCAGCGGGGCGGGGCACACCTGTGCCTGAGGACGTGCCATTGACATACAGACGGAGACCTGGCGTCTCATTGGAGAGGCCCGTAAAGGCCCCCAGGCTGTCCTTGGCCGCAAAGAACGGGAGAGGCGTGGTGTTGCCGTTGGCGTCCAACCAGATGCGAGCGTGCAGCCAGAGGCCCTGAGAGGCCCCAATGGTCACCGAGGAACTCAGGGTACCGATATACCGCCCGGTTGTCCCCTCGATGCGCATACCGATCCGGGTGTAGTCCGTGTCGATCTCCCCCGCAGTCGTCGTTGTCGTGACGGAGCCGGAGGAGGCGAAAGATTGTGGCTCAGAGGCCGCGTAGTAGAAAGTCATTGGCGTTTACTCCACCACGGTTGTGGCTAGCGTGAAGGCGATGTCCTCAGTACCCTGCACATTAGCTGGGGTAACGATAGCGATGGTGTCCCCTGCGGCCACGTCGATGGCGGTGGCCGGAGTGTCAGACAGGAAGTAGGCGCTGCCTCCGGCCTCTAGGACCAGAGAGCCTACCTTGTTTCCGGCAACGCGGAACTCGAAGGATACCAGGGAAGCGGGTGCCGTGACGGCTGACACGGTCGATCCCGAGAAAGCCGCAGGGATGCTGAGGGGCCTCGAAGGGGCGTAGGAGAAAATCGTCGAGGCTACCGGGGGCTCACCGGAGAAGTAAGCGGCAATGTCGAAGAACCGGGGACCGCTAGGGGTCGCTGAGGAACCTCCGGTGAACGGGGTGAAGGTAAGGGCGTCCGGTGCACCATCGGCTCGGTAGAGGACCCTGGCGTTGTTGTCCCCTTCGAGGGAGAGAACGAAGATACCAGGGGACCGCTTAGCGGTGCTGTCAGCGTCTGTAGGTCGAGTGAGCGGGGTGTCCGCTCCAGCGAACTCCCAGATGCCACTGTTGGCTGTTGAGGGCTGGTCGAGGAGAAGAATACGGTCGCCGATGGCTAGGGTGACGCCGTCGATCACCGAGGGTGCCGAAGAAACGTCAGTAGGCGCAGCAGTGGCTACCCTGACCGGGGTCTTCCACACGGAGGTTCCTGCCTCGGGGATGGTGGCGATCAGAGCCTCAACGTCGGCCTTGAGCTGGGCTACCGCCGCAGCGTCCTCGTCCACTAGGCTCTCTGAGGCGAGAACACGCTGTTCAAGCGCCTCCAGGTCAGCGATGACCTGCGCAAGGAAGGCGGAAGTCGCCTCGTCGAGGGGGACGGGAGCGAAGAAGGATGCAGTCACTAGAAGCGCTCCCTAATCTCGGGGTACATGGAGGCGTTGATGTTGGCCATCTCCATGTCCTCCTGCTGAATGGTGATCTCGTCCCGGATTGCTTCGTACACCGCCGCGAAGTTGGCCTGACGGTCGTCCTCGAAGTAGACGGCAGCGTAAATGAGCGCCGCGTACTTGGCGAACTCAGGGGCGAAGATGAGGAGGGGGATGGTGTCTTCGTCGGTCGTGATCGGTGGTGGGTCTGTGTAGCAGTAGACCGTGATCTCGTCGCCTTCGTTGTACTCGGGCCAGAATTGGAACTCACGCCCTCGGCGGGTGTAGTAGCGGCGGTCGAAGCCGGGCTTCAGGTTATGCCGGAAGTTCTTGCGGAACTCGTCAGGGGGCTGATAGATGAACTCGCTCCGCGCTGCGTCCTCGAAGTCGATAAGCTCCAGGAATACCGAAGGAACGTCTATGGCCTTGTTGGCCTTGACCGTCTGAACGATGGTCTGCTCCATTGAGGGGATGCGCAGTGTCCTGTGGATACGGTTGATCCCATCGAAGAGGAACTGATCCATCAGGCTAGCGGTGCAGTCGTCTCGGTTGAGAAGCTCCAGGGCTTCCGCGCGGAGCTGTCCGTAGGTGCGGGCTACCATAGAGCCTCCTTGGGGTTAGACGAGTTTGCGGCGGGTGGCCATAAGGTACTCAGCGTCCTCTTCCTTCAGCCATCGGATGATCTCAGGGAGCTTGGCCTCATGGAGGCGTTTGCCCTGCCTGTGCCACTTGTTCACAATAGCGATGGGGATGGACGCGAGGTGGGCGTAGTCGCCGATGGGCGCGTGGGTGCTGGCGTGACGAGCGTTGGCCAGATTATCGAGAAACTCTTGGGGAATGTGCTGCGTACTGAGGACCCCTAGATTGTCGCCTTCTTCGTCGTAGAGGCGGGTGTCCTGATCGTGGTACTCTGTATTGGTCTTCTGGAGGGCGCGTTTGAAGCGCTCCTCGTACTGAGCGGTGCTCATCGTGGCTGGTCTCCTCGGTAAGCGGGTTGTTAGGTGGAGGGAGCCGATTAGGGCCCCCTCCAGTCAGTCCTTATGGGACGGTGACGCCGATGCCCGTGAAGACGCCGGAGACTTTGTAGTTCCGGTGCTTCAGGCCGTACTCGCCCAGCATCTGATAGTTCTCAGCATCACCCGTCTTGGCCAGCTTGGTGCGGGTCCACGGACGGAAGGTGACGAGCTGGAACATGGCCGGATCGAAGAGGATGGCCGTTCCGAGCTGATCCGGGGCGGTGTTCGACGGATCATCGGCAGGCGGATCAATCTGCTCCTCGGGCGGCGTTGCGTCGTCAGCAACGTAAGCTTGGAGGAAGCGGTTGAGGTAGACCTTAACCTCACCGTATGGCGAGACGTAGAGGTCCACGGCGTTGACCACCTTCTTGGTGTGACCGAAGTCACGCTCACGGCCAGCCGCATTGGCAAAGCCTGCGATGGAGCGGGCGGTCAGCGGGGTGACCATGAGGACGGACGGGTCCGCGCCCTCGTTGTACAGACGCTCGTGCATGTCGAGGAGAGCGGTCTCCGAGAACACGTTACCGCCCATAGCCGTCCGGTTCGAGACGATGTTGGCCGGAGTGCCGGAAGCGTCCTGACCGAACACGTTGCCGAGGAAGGAGGCGGTGGAGCTGTCACCAGCGGCAGCGTTCTGCACACGGCCTACAAGTGCGTGCTCAAGGTCCCGCTTGAGTTCCTTAGCCACTTTAGCCGACTGGTACTTGGTCTCCGAGCGGCGACCGTAGAGCTTGGTGCGCTCAGTCCGATCCGAGATGGAGATGGTCTCCTCCAGGATTTGCGTGTAGTTGGCACGCATGGTGGTGGCTGCACGGGTCGTCGAGGTGGCATCAGCACCCTCAACAGCGGCGTTGACCTTCACGCGGCGGAAGTCATCTTCCTGCCACTGATAGAAGGGTTGGTGCACCTTGCCCGTACCGATCATCGTCTGGAACGGGGTGAGGTGGGGGTCGATGTTGGTGATGATGTCCGAAACATCTTCAGCGATGCCTACACGGCTGTAGGTCTGAACGGTCGCCATGGATTATATCCTATCTAAATATGGGGTTGGCTGACGAAAGTGGACTTAGTCGTCCAGGGCACCGAAAGCATCCAGCACAGCGCGCTCGCTGCCGGGATTTGCCTTCAGTTTACGTATGGCCTGCTGGCGAGAAGCCGCTCGGCCAGTTGCGGCCCGATTGGAGCCTCGGGTTCGCTTCACACGTTTGGCTGAAGATCGGGGGAGCTTCTCCGCCTTTTTCTTCTCTGCCTTGGTGACGGTGGTGTTGAGGCGGAGACTATCGTTGATGAGTTTCCACGTCCACGGATCAATCAAGTTGTTGATGAACTCCTCATCAGCTCCTTGCTTGATGGCATGTTGCTTCAGTTCGTAATACCGTGTACGGAAGTCCGGGATGTAGTAGGGGGACGCCTGGTCCTCAATGACGGAGATGTTCTCCTGTGCCTTGGCGAGCATCGCCTCTTGCTGATAGTTCTGGAGACTTTCAACGTGCGTCTTGATGCCCTCTTCCAGGAAGGATTTCTCCTCCATGAGGGTGCGGTGCTCTTCCTGGATTTCCTTGAGCTGCTGATCAGTGATGTTCGGATTGCGGGCCAGTTGGACAAAGTCGATGCCCTCATACGGCTTGAGCCGCGCATTGGTCCGCTCAAGGAGCTTCTCATAGCTGGCTTTCGCGAGCTGGTCTGCCTTCTCGACGTTCCGCCGCATCTCGGAGACCTGCTGGGCCTTCTGCGTGATGGCGGCTTCCTGTCCAGCGAGGCGCTTGAGGTCGGCAACAGTGACCTCAACGTCCTCGCCGTTGACCTTCACGGGGATCACGAAATCGTCTGATACCTCGATCTCCTCGAAGTCGTCGTCGCTTCCATCCTCGTTGTCGGCCTCTTCGCCCTCTTCGTCCTCTTCGTCGCCAGTGTCGTCCTCGTCTTCCTCCTCATCGGGATCAGAGAGGTCCTCTTCGTATTCCTGGCTGAAGCGGTCGTCTTGGTCAGGAGCATAGGAGTTTTCGTCCTCGTCCCCGAAGTCGTCGTCGCTATCCAGCTCGCCAAAAGCGTTGGCGATGGCGTCCATATCGACGAGAGGTTGGTCCGTGTTCTGCACGTCCTGTTGGATGGTGCTATCGGGCATTATCGGTCTTCCTTCTGGGCATGAAGGGCTTCAAGAGCCTCCTCTGCCATTTGCTTTTCAGATGCTTGCTGGTGTAGGGTGGCGAGGAGTGTTTCCAGGCCAAGGTTGGCATAATAGGGGGTGTCCCTACCATCGCGGTCCTCAGGGGCTGTACGGAAGATCATCTCTGCCCATACGCTCTTGAGGTCGTCCACGGCCTCGATGATCAGAGGGTCATGGATGAACCTTTCGGCCCTCCGGCCCCTCTCAATCATCTTCAAGAGGTCGCTGGTGTCCTCTTGGGCTGCTGTATTATCGGTCTCTGTACTGATAGTGGTCTCCTTACGATCCAGGTGACGCAATGCCACGGACGTCTTCGGCTTTGCGGAGTTCAGCCATCTCGGCCTCACGCATCATCTGCTCGTGGGCCTGATCTTCGGCCTTAAGTAGCTGGTTGCCCGCTTCGGTCGCCTGCTTGGCTTCCATCTCCATACGGCGGAGTTCAAGCTCTGCTCGGGCCTTCTCTCTTTCAAAGGCCAGGCGGTCCTCCCCTAGCTGCTGGGCCCGCTCACGGGTCACAAGCTCCCTCTCACGGAACTCCATTTCCTTGATAGCCACCGGGTCCGGCTCAGGAGGAGGCAGGTCCGCAGGGCTTGCGTAGTACCTGTCTACATCCCGAACGCCCATGTGCGTGAGCGCCTTGGCGACCACATTGTATCGGCGATCTGGGGTGTACTGAGGTCCTCCCCTCTCGACGAGAAGCCCGTCGATCTCTAGCCACTTGGCCGCTTCAGCTGAGCGCTCTTCGCTACCCAGGGCGGGCTCAAGGATGAAGTCCTCTCGCTCTTGCCATGTGGCAGGATCAACCTCGACATAGCGGCCCGCCACGTTGAGGATGCGGGCCTTGTCTTCGTTCTCCAGGACCAGCTTGTAGACCATGCGATAGAGAGGCATGATGAACTGGTGCTGGAAGTGGGACGCCATGCGCTTGAGGCGCTTCTGGCTCAAGGTCGTCAGTTGGCCGATCATATCGGCAGAGTTCTGATTGCTGACAGCTTCCTTGGAGAGCCCCTGGGACAGGCGGGAGATGCCCGTGGTGTCCTCCAGGTCCTGATCGAGGAGACCGATGGTCTGGAAGACGAACGGGTTGAGGCTGGGCTGCGGAACAGGAACGAGCGCATCCGGCCTGGCCATACGGACGATACCACCGAAGCGGTCGTCAGTAAGCTCCTTCAGGTTGGGGACTCCGCCTTTGACCACACCCATCCTCGGGTTATTCGCCCGGACAGTGTGATCCAAGATGCCCCGTGTAAGGACAGTCTTCGCGTCCTGTGTCGGCTTGACCTTGCCAACAAAGTCGTTGCCCCAGAAGCTATGGGCCCTAGGGATCGGCGCATAGGCGACGAAAGGCTTACAAGCCACCTTCTCCTTGTCGAGGATTTTATTGCCCGTGTAGGTGATCTTCCAGAGAGAAGTCTCTCCGGTGCCCTCGACGTCAAGAGGGGCGTACACTTCGTACACGAACGTCTTCTGAGCGGACTCCTGGAGGGTTTCGATGGTGTCCCTCTCGTTACCGATGTCCTCGAAACGCTGAAGGACTTCTTCGTCCCATTCCCACTGCTCATCGTCCAGCCTGATTTCCTGGACCTCGTCTTCGGTGAGGTCCCAGTTCTTTCGGATGTCCGACAGGCTCTCCAGCCAGCGGTGATAGACCACCTCGGCGTCCTCTAGTGAGCGCGCCTTGGAAGCGATGCCGAACTCCTCCGGTGCGAGTGCCTGGATGCAGACACGGCCCCGCGTGCGGCGCTTAAGAAGGGTGGCCTCGATGAGGACGATCTCTTCCCCTGTCTGGGGGTCCTGGTCGATGTACTCTTCGTCGTCCACAACACCGACAACCTCGTCATCGGCGATCAGCATAAGGAACTCTTCAGCGGTTACGCCGTTGATGTCCTCCTCGAACTCCTCCTCGACCTCTTCCCAGAAGACCTTGGCAATCCCGTTGCGGCCCATGAGCCCATCAGATATAACGTCCTCGAAGATGCGCTCGCCATCGTTCTGGGTAAAGATGACATGATCGCAGTAGGCCGTCGCCTGTAGGGCTGCCTCTTCGTCCGCAGGACTGTTGGGCTTGAACCGGGCAACACCGTGGTCAGTGCTGAACACGTCCATGATGGCCGCTTTGGCCGCTTCAACGCTGTCGTAGACGTCGAGCGATCTGTACCGAGAGTTGTTTCTCCCTGAGGTCTGGGGATCGACGCCGTCGTAGTAGCGCTGGTTCTCGGCGCGCAGGCGTGATAGCTCACTGTCTTGGTGCGAGACGCTCTCTTCGACAGCGTGCTCCAAGATGGCTAATACGGCTTCATCTGTGAGCGGTTCACCTTTAATGGCCATTCGCGCTCTCCTTAAATTGCTTCAGTATACATCTCATCTGGAACGGGGGATGTGGTGTCCCAGTCGCCCTCGTGGATGTGGTAGGCGATGCCCAGGGAGATCACCGTATCGTCGTGGTTCCCGGCTTCCGCCTCGAACTTGCCCGCCTCGTTTTCGACGAAAGTCGCCATCTCACGGAGGGTGGTCAGGTCATTCAGCGTAAGCCCACGACCCCTCATGGCTCCACGTAGGCCGTTGATGATCATCGGCCTGGTCTTAGAAGAGGTAGTGAACCCGAGGGTCTTCATCTCCCTCTGCGTGGTCTCATCCACTTTCGTGGTCTGATAAACGTCAGGGTACTCCAGATCGTGGTAGAGTATGTGGTTGGGGAGGATGCCGTGGTTGTTGTTCTCACAAGCTATCTGGGCCCAGTTGTACATCTCACCAAGAGCGTAAAGGACGTGTGCGAACATATCCGGGAGTACGTAGCCTCTCCAGACAGCCACCTGCCTCTTTTTACTGTCGAGAACCTGAGCGACGGAGGGGTCCCCCGTGTACTCACCATTTGCGTGCCGAGGGCCCCTGATGCCGGAGCCCACGTCCGCGCCTATATAGTAGCACTCAGAAGGTTCGGGGGGCGCGTAGACCTTGAGTTCACCACGGGGGTGCTTCTCGAACTTGTCCCCCTCCAGAGCCATAATGTCTGGCTGAGTAGTGCACATCTCCATGCGAGCTTTGAGCTGCTCAGGGATGAAAGCGGGACGGCCAGAGGTTAGGAAGGCTTCCTCAGCGCAGCATGGGTATTCCTGCTTGAAGAGATCGAGGCCGCTCTCAGCGACCATCCTCCGTCTCCAGACGAGCTGCTCGTCGGAAAGCCCGTACTTCTCAGCAAGGCGCTTCTCCTCCCATGAGGCTTCCCAGTTATCTGGGACCGGGGAGGAGTATTCAGGTGACTTGAACCACGGAACGAAGACGGCCTCGTAGCCGTTCGTTCCTGAGACGGCACCCTGCCACAGTTCGTAGAAGAGGTTGCCGTAACCGTTAGCGGTGCTTTCGACAAAGATTGCGGTACCCGGAGCATCCGGGACAGACTGACGAAGGCCGTTCCAGTTCTCACGCGCCACCGATGGACGCCAGAAGGCGACCTCGGATGCGTGCAGGTCTGTGATGGTCTCACCGCGCATGACACCGTCGCCGCCTGCCGTCGCCACTCGGTACGCACTATCGAGTTGACCGAAGAGGAGTTCCTTCTTCGACGACCTTGACGTAGACGGACGGATGTACTCTGGGCAGTTGACGTGGTATCTCTTCGTCATGTCGAACAGCGTGTTGGTGCTGTCGGAAGTGTGCGTGACCACAGCGGCCTTCTTGGCCCGGTGCTGGCTGACGTTGAAGTAGTTGCGCGCGCCTACGTATGTTGACAGGCCCTGCTGCCGCCCCTTGAGGATGACAACGCGGATACGGCCTGTGGTTCGGAGCTGGCGCTCGACGACCTCGTGAAGTATCTTCTGGGCTTCATTGAGACGTAGGGGGACGATCTGGCTTTCTTTGTCCCTGATCTTCAGGCAGTGCTTCGCATAGAAATCGAAGTCTTCACGGAGGCGACGGCGAGTGGCTAGAGCCTTAGGGCTAAGGCCCTGCTCATCACTCATCCGTATTCTCCTCCTCGTCCAGCTTTTCGAGCCAGTCCTCTGGGGTCATCTCGACCTGCGTCACCGTCTTCGGCTTCTGCTTCGTGAACTCCAGAAATGTCTTGGCAGCGGCGATACGCGATTTCGGATCGAAGACCGGGATATTAGCGGTCTCACCGAACTCGTTCTCTTTCTGGGTCCGTGCAAGGACGATCTCGGCAACGTCGGTCAGGACGGCTCTGGCGATTTCGTCGTTTTCGTCGGTCATCTGATTAACTAGCTCCATGGCTTTTGGGCGGGCCCGGCTACAGGCGTCGATCATCTGCCCGAAGGAGATACCAACGCGCCTGTACGGCAGGAAGAAGCGGCCCACCTTGCGGGGACCTCTAGGCTCCTTGTTGACGAGCCGGGATGCTGGGGTGGCGAAAAAGTTACGCCTTGGGCCCGGTGTTGCGTGCCTTGCGTCTCTGTGGAGCTTTCTTCGCTTCCCCGGTGGTATTCTGGGTAGTTCGTGGTACTCGATCATCAGCATTCGCCTCTTTTAGGAGAGACGCCCTAACGGCCCGAAGAGTGGTGGGAGCGCTCGTGTGTCTTTCGTTAGGCAGAAGGGAGATGAACTCTGACACTATGGCTTTCCGATCCGCAGGGTCGAGGCCAGGGAGGCTCACGGCCTCCTTGGCATCCCTGTAGATATTCAGGATAGTGATAGGGCTACTGATCACGGGTCTTCCTCCATTGATCGAAGCGATCTTCACGTTGCTGTGCTGCCGCCCCCATCTTTGAGACGAGGTCTGTCTTGACCCCTCGCCTGCTCTCTTCAGCCTTGACGGCTATTTGGCTCTCGATGAGGCCGAATAGTTCGTAGTCCATCTTATCACCCCCCGTAGTCAGGAGTTCCCGCACCATCGCTGGAGTAAGGACACCCTCATTATGCAGATCGTTGATAGCAGCTAGGGTCTCACCTGCGGTGATCTCCCTCTCCTTCTGCATGGTCTTGAGGCGCGGGGAACCGAACTGGCCGACCGTATCAGGGAACTGAGCCATAGCCTCCAGCTCGGTTTCGTTGACGAACTCGCGCCCCTTCTCCGATAGAGACATGACGTCAGCCAGGTCTTTCGATACATTGAGGGTGCTTTCGGCTACTCCTCGTTTATTCAGAGCACGGTCAATCATGCCAGCCTTGCGGACGATGTCAGGTTCCGTGTTCCCGAAGAACCTATCGACATTGGAACCAACCTGCCGGGCTACGTTCGACAGCCCTCTTTGTGCCGCCACAGCGGTCGAGAAGGAGCCTGTCTTGCCCGCTGGCTTGCCCAACTCAAAGCCGACACCGTGACCCGCAATCCCGGCGAGGCTCTCCATGGTGGAGGCAACGGGACCAGAAACCTGGCGCGCTTTGATCCCTGCGTTCGAGAGAGACTGGATATAGTCGATCTGATCACGGAGGGTCTGCTTGACGCTTTCAGGGGCGTCGAGGCTGTCGATAGCTTCCATCTGCTCCCTGAGGATAATCCTTTGGGAGTTTTTGGCGTTCTTGCCCCCTTGCTGGAGGAGGTCAAAATGTGTACGGACGGGAGAGGGTAGGCCATCTTCGTCAGCCAGGCGTCCCCTAGGAACAGCGCCGACCTTCTTGAGGCTTTCGACGACTGTCTGGAAGTCGTTGGCGGCTTCTTCAGCCAAGGTTCGAGCGGCGTGGGTACCGTTGTGCGCCATCGTGACGTCCTGGCCCATAGCCCTGGCCTCTTCGAGGCGTTGGACAATATCGCCCACGGCTTTCCGCTCGATGTTCAGTACGCGGAGTCGTTCTGGGTTCTCAAGGTCCTTGAGGCGGAGACCCAGGAAGCGGTTGTCAATGGCGTCCTTGCCCCGAGCACCTGCGATCCTCGTGCCTGATCCGCCAAGACCAGCAAGGCCCCCTTCGAGGCCCCGGTCAATGTTGCGTTCCAGGTCGAAGCCCTCTTCGGTCCCGATGGTCTGAGAAGCGTCCGAGAGGGACCCTTGGGCAACCCCAGTGCCTGTCTCGCGAGCGAGGACGGCTGCGGGCCCCGAGGCGCGGAGGCCGAAGCGGGACATAGCGGCGTTGGCTGCTTCAGCGGGTGCAGTAGCAAGAACATCAGTAAGCCGAACATCCTCTCTGCCCTGGTTCGCAGCGCGCGCCTGGGAGCCGTCTTCGATCTGTCCGGCAAGTTGGACAGCGGCGGTGGGACCTGTTAGGAACATGGCAGCCTCAGGGGCCCCAGCGATTGCGCCACCCGCTGCCATCTCTGCGGCACCCCCAAGGGCCCTAAGCGGTTTACCACTGGCGGCTGCTTCCCGGATTTCCTTCATGGTCATGCCGGGAACGTACCGTCCCATGGACCTGGAGTAGTCCTCGGTCACCTCTTCAAAGCTTTGAAAGATGTTGGGGCGCTCTGCGATCTTCCCCGCCGCAGCGACGGACGGGTGGGGAGCCAGTCCTAGCTTCTCGATAGCCTGTTGGCGATTGAGAGATGGATCGTCCATCATCGCCTGAGCAACCTGGCGGTCGTGTTCACGGCCTTCCTTCGACACCATCCCTCTGTACACAGAGGGGCTGATGGCTACGGAGGCTGCGTCAATACCGAAATCCAAAGCAGAGGCCACATTGCCCGCTACTTTCCCGGCAGAACCGAGGGCGGCGCGGAGAGGGTTACGGGTCTCCCCATCTCCCCCCGTGGCGCGCTCACCAACAGAGCTGTCGTCTCGCTGCGCCTGCATCACCTCTTGCAGAAAAGCTGCCTGCTCATCTTCGCTTGCGTCCAGGAAGTCCTTGGAAACCTCGATGCGAGTGCCGTCTTCCAGTTCGATTTCGATGGTTTCCATACTGATTTCCTGCTATTTTCTGTCGATCACCCGGTACCTGAGGCCCTTGGCCTGGAGGAACCCGTCATCGTCTGGTGTACGGGACACCCCAGTATCAAGGAGGCTGGAGTATCGGCTGGGATCGAGGAGGGCCCTGAGCCCTTCGATGTCCTCGTTCTCGTTGATCCACTGGAGCCGCCACTGGCTGAAGTCCTCTGGATCAACAGCCTGGGCCAGGAAGTCCTGGCGCATCTTCATGTCCCTCTCGTGGAGGAAGTTCTGAAGCTCGAAGAGCTGGATGATGGATTTCGGCTCCATCTTGAAGTTACCGGAGAAGCCTTTGGCGACCTCTTGCTCAGCTTCAGTGATTGGTCCGGTCCCGGCCAGGAACTCGGACACTGTCTCAAGCTGCGATTGCTTGAAGCGCGCGTCCAGTCTCGACCGCTCTTCAGGATCGAGCCCCATATAGTCCGTACCCATGAATTGCGTCATGAAGCGGCCAAGGAAGTCGGCGGGGGTTGACCCGAAGGCTCCAGGGTTCTGCTGGACAGTGCGGATCGTGTCGAGGTTCCGGTTATACGCCACAGCCACCTTGTCGAGGCGGCGGTTGAACTCGCTGTAATCCGATACGCTCTGTTTCTGAAGCGCCTGCCTACCTGCGGAGTTCATCGGCCTCAGGTCGTCAGGGGACGGATTGACGCGATCACCTGCTGTGTTTCGGTACTCGAACTGGCCTGTGGAGCGGTTGAAGGCGCCAGACACAATGCCGTGCTCCTTAGATCGGAACTGCTCGGCGTCGGAATACTGCACAGCGCTGCCGGACGGGCCCTGGGCCGCTTGATTGGCTGCCTCCCGTTCCAAGTAGTCCTGGTCTGTGATGAACTCCCGGTTAGCGATGTCGAAGAGGCGTCCGTCGTCCATCCGTACAAAGTTGTCTTTGTCGAACTGACGTAGGCTGAGGGCTTTGCGATCATCCGCAGCCTGTTGTCGGACAGCTTGTCGCTCCCCGAGCGCTGCGTCGGCGATGGAGCGCTGCATCATGCGATTGGCCCCGATTCCTGTACCTAGGAAGCCTAGGTCCTGATCATCGGCCTGCTCGGCGGCGGCACGTTCAAGCTCCGTAATCGGATCACCGATACCGAGGCGTGCACCGAGGCGTCCGAGAACGCCCCGGCCTGATTGGCGCTGATTGAGCAACTCTTCGTCGCTCAGTGCATACTGCTCCGGGTTAGGCTGCTGTCCGGTCAGGGCGCGCTCCATGATGGAGGGCTTACGGCGTGGCACGGGGATGCCCCCTTGGAGAAGCTGATCGAACATAGTGGTTCCTGTCTGGTTCTAGGTCCTGTTGATGACCGCTGTGTTGGGCCCCTGGGCCTGCTTGCGCTGACCGAAACCATCACGGAGGGAGCCAACGGCCTGCCCGATAGCGGAGAAGCCAGCGGCAGCGTTGCCCACCCTGTTTCCGCCCCCCGAGGCCACGGAGCCCACAGAAATGGGACCACCGATGCCTTGGTTGTAGCGGTCGAGGACATTGAAACCGTCGAAGCGCTGATCATCGTAGCGAGCGCGTTCGGCGTCGAGGGCTGCCTGCTGCTGCTGCTGCTCTAAGGTGCCAGTACGGAGGAGCTGGTCGTTGAGCCCCGCCTGGGCACCAAGGCCCGTCGTGGTCAGACCCAGGCCCCGGTCCAGGGAGGTGCCAAGTTGGCTGTTGGCCCCTAGGGCGGCTTGGTCGGCGGAGACCTCGGTCCTGGAGTTGTCGTTCAGTACGCTGTCGAACATCCCCTGTCTGATGTTGGCGGAGGTGTCCGCGATCATCTCGGAGGTTCCCCGGCGAGCGACGGCTTCAGCTGCGCCTGCTCGGGAGCTGTTTCGGTTTCCTGTCTCGGTGATGCCCTGCTGAATGCCGGGTAGGGTCTGTTCGTTCAGTACACGGGACGCATCCCGAGTGGCGGCGTCGATGAGTTCCTGGGTCCTGGAGCCTGTGGCCTCAGACAGGGCTCTTTCGCGCGCCTGGGCTGGATCACGGGACATGGCGCGGTCGAAAAGCGACTGAGCGTTGGCCCCGATTTGCATCCCCGGCTGCATAAGACCTGAGCCCTGGTCGATAAGGCTTTGTCCGAGGCCCTGGTTGACGTCCGCGAAGCGACCGGATCGCCGAAGCGCTTCGATCTGATCCGGCGTCATCCCGGCGAAGTTTTCACCAGTGAAGGGGCCGAAGCCTTGAGCGGTCGTCAGGGCCCGGTCGGCCTCTCGCTGGCCTCTACGGACCTGTTCTTCGTTGAGGAGAATATCCCGCTGTTCCTGGGGGCCTCCTCCGAAGAGCTTGCCGATGACGGGGCCAGCGGCGCTGGCAATAGCTGCCATGGTTGCGGGGTCCATAAGGCCCTCCTTCGTATTAGGTGGTTGCGGCGTCCGCTACCCAAGCCGTTCCCGACCAGGTGTACCAGCGGTTCGAGCCTCCCCCTGGGTTCCAGGGAGACAGGGCATAGCGCCGTGTGCCGATCTTTTTGACCTGAGGCTCTACTGGGGACACCTGGGGGATGTCCTCCAGGAGGCGCAGGGTCCTCTCGATCTCGTCGAGCTGATCCTCAATCCACAAAGGGAGGCTGTCCGGGTTAGACGGTCTCTCCCTGCGGCGGTACAGGCGGTCGGCGATGACATGGGTCTGAGACGTGATACTCAAGGGCTACCTCCGTCCAGTCACTGTGTACTGAAGATCAAAGCCACTGAACACAAAGTCTGCCGGGGCATTCATTTGGACCCGGATTGAGACATAGCGGCCTCCCTTTCGGAAGTCGATCTTGTGCTGAGTGGCAGGATCGAACGGGACATCCACCTGGAATGGGCCGTCGTCGTTGCCCTGAGGAAAGAGCTGCCCCCCTACGCGGAATTGCAGAGGGGCGTCATCTCCGAACACCCGAGCCTGAGGATATAGCCTCTGTATGCGGATGTAATCTCGAAGAGGGTGCCCAATGTCGTCGAGGTCATAGCCGATGCGCTCGACAAATGCTGGCTTCAGGACCGTGAGGTCCAGGGGAGCGAAGACCTGAGAGCCCTCGCTGATCTCGTCAAAAGCGTAGAGCACGTCCCCTGCGATACCGTTAGCGGTGTCAGTACGGGGAGCCATGATAACAGTCGTGCGAGCTCCGTCCCCTGAGCTGTCCCAGGTACCACCAGTGGTGGCCCAGGTATCCCCCCAGCTTTCCCAGGTCTGGCCTGGGGTGTATATGACGGTGGTGGCTGAAGAGACGTTCGGGAGGTCCTGAAACGACCAGGTACCGTTCTCAAGATCGAAGACGGCGGCGCGATTTGGCCAGACCGTCTCAGGGAAGCCCGCATCTGGGTCCCCGGAGACGTAGGCGAACATGACCTCGTCACGGATCGTGTCGTGATGGAGCCAGAAGCGGTGTTTCTGGTCCTTCCGCATACTGTTGAAGATGAACTTGCGGTTCACTCCGTCCACGACAGACTTGTAGGTGGTACCATCGTGGATGTAGATGTCGTCCTCCCCCACGACAAAGTGGGAGCCGTTGACCTCGGTGACGAGCCCGGTGGTGAGGATGCCCTGATCCGAGAAGACCTTTTTAATCGCGTACAGAGCAAAGCCACCAACAGGGGTGATGCGCCATACCTCAGCGGTCGAATAGATGTAGAAGTCGTCCCGCATCGCCAGGCCGTCGAGGAGCGTCCCACGGATGTCGGGGAGTTCCGTCGAGAATGCCTGGTTCGTGATGTCGGTTGCGTCCCAGGAGGCCGGAGGCTCAGCGGCCCCAACAACGGCGTCAGAGATGCGGATGCGTCCTGGGATTTCGACCCCGTACTCCGACATGGAGATAGCGACGAGGCTGTCCCTGTAGGCCCTGAGGGCTTTACAGCGCCAGGTGGCATCCCATCCATAATCGGTGAGCGGTGCAGCCTCTGTCGCTCCTGGGAGGAGAGCGTAGGGAACATCAGTCTGCCGATTGATGAAGGCGACTTGGTCCAGGTAGGTTCCGGTAAAGCGCGCCGTGGGAGCGGTAGTGGTGGTGAATGCTGCCGGAGTGATGTCCGTCAGCGTACCAAGGGACCATGAGTACATGGTGCCGTCATCCTCGACCACCAGGAGGGTGTCGTCGCCGCTTGCGGGGCGTACCCCGTAAATGAAGGCCGGATCAGCACCAAGCTCCGTGTCGATGATGCGGAAGGCGGGGGCCCTTCGCACGTCGCCATCGTCAAAGCGGACGTTGTTCCCATTGGAGAAGGCGTCGAGGGGGAGGTTGTAGGGCTCTACGTCCCGGATGATGCCCCGGCCACCGAGACCTCGGATAGGGGTGATGGCGATGGGCATATCAGTTCCTCTTTAGGCGGTACGCTGCCAGATATTGACGGCTTCAAAGGGCTGTAGGACGCTCACAGGGTTCCCCTGCCCCGTAGCCGCCGAAAGGCCAACGTTAGCGGGCTCAGTGGTCTCCTTGAGGCTGTACTGCTCAGCATCCCCGTCCTTATCCATGCGCCTGGGCACCTGGAGGGTGGGGCTGGAGAGGTTGGGGGCGGCAGCCCCTCTAACGCTGTCGGAGAACAGGAGGTGCTTGTGGGCTGGTAGCTGTTGCTCAGTGAGGTTGACGGTTTCGGAGCCCCCGGTCTCCCCTAGGGTGTAGGTGGTTCCTGCACCAACCATGACCCTGTCCTTGGAGACAAGGGACCACGTACCGAAGCCGAGGAGGGTGGCCGGATTACCATTATTCCCTCCAAGGATGATCCTGGAGCCTACGGGGTAGAGGAGGCGTCTGTGGGCCTCAGCGGTCGCCAGGGCCGCAGTCACGGCATCATCGACGTACTTGCGCGTCGCAGCATCCGTAGCCGCCGTAGGGGCCCCTAGGTTGACGATGCGCTGGGTCCCCATGCTGAGGGCACCTGTCATCGCCCTGGAGCCGTCCTTCAGGATAGCGTCAGCCAGGGTACTGATGATGGTACCGATCTGGTTGAGCTGGACATGGGTGGCGGTTACAGCCCCCTCGATGCCGGGGAAGGTGGCGAGGAGGACGGACTTCAGGAGACGGATGTGGTCATCGCCCCTAGAGGTATCGTCAGTACCCGCTGGATTAGTGGAGACCAGTTGATTGATGGTCGTGGCGCTCTCAAGGGGCATCTTCGTTCACCGCTTTGTCGAAATCGTCGAGGAGTTGGTCCATCGGCACGACGTCGAAATCGTCGATGGGGGCCGCGCAGACCCCCTTGTTGCAGAGGAGGTAGGGGCGGCATGGGCCTACTATCAGGATGAACTCCATCCCTCCGCACTCAGGGCAGGCGTAGCCTCCTCTGTAGTGTTTCGGGGAGGCCCAGGGGGTCCTAGAGGCGCTAGGCTTCTTCCGCCTTCCCACAATGCTACCGGGAGGAGCTGAGGGACTGGCGGCGCTCTTTGGCTGCCTGGCGGAGGGCCTGCATGTCGATCCCCTCGGAGCCCCGAGCGGCGTAGACGGCTGCCTTGATGGCCTGGGGGTCTTTGGCCTGGTTGATCATCTGAAGGTAGGCATCCATGCCCTGGGCAGCCTTACGGGGGCGGCGCATACGGGTGGTGCTTGAGCTGGTCTGGGATTGCATGGGACGTGGGTCCTCCATAGTGGACGCTAGGGCCCCTAGGGGGCTCCGTGGTTGGCGATAGACCCCAGGTGGGGGAAAGAGGCTTACCCGCCCCCTAGGCGTCCCTAGGGGCCCCTGAGTGCTCTCAGGGCGGTGCTTCGTGATCGAGAGGCTAGGCCGGGGTGGACGGATGAAAACTGTGAGGGTTCTTTGGTCAGCTTATCGCTGCTGGGGATTGCCCTCAGCCCCTCAGCGCCTGGGGAGAGACCTTAGGATACTCCGTATGGGGACCCTAGGGGCCCCTAGGGGAATAAGACACCCCTGCTCTCGTGTCGGGAGTGTTGATGGGGGAGGTACCCTCAACACGGGAGCAGGATGGTCTCAGTAGCTGGATTGGCGGGGGTCACGCAGAAGTCCAAGACGACGACGACGACCGGGCCTTTAACCTTAATTTGAAATTAGGGTTAACGAAGACCCCAGGTAGGGTTAATCTGGCGGTAGGGTTAACAGGAGCTTAAGGTTACCTAGGGGGCTCTTAAGGGGAACAAAACACCTAGGGCCTAGGATCGGGTCGGATTGTGTATCCGTTGCGGCGTTAAGCTAAACGACCCAGATGGTTAACCCTAAGGCTCTGTTAAGGTTCCCTAAGACCCATTAGGCGGGCAATGGTAGGGGTATGAGGATCGACCCCCCTAAGCCGAATTGATTCTGACACCGTAGAGGCTCTAGGGGTCCTATGGTTCCCTCTAGGGGTCCTATGGTTCCCTCTAGGGGTCCTATGGTTCCCTCTAGGGGTCCTATGGTTCCCTCTAGGGGTCCTATGGTTCCCTCTAGTTACTAAGGTACTCTTTATGAGGACTAGTTAGAGGTTAGTACCGGTTATCTAGGGTAGCTCTAGGGTAGCTCTAGGGTAGCTCTAGGGTAGCTCTAGGGGACACTAGGGGACACTAGGGGACACTAGGGGACACTAGGGGACACTAGGGGACACTAGGGGACACTAGGGGACACTAGGGGACACTAGGGGACACTA